GGCGTTCCTACTAGGTGAGCAAAAATGTTCACCTCGAAAGATTTCAAATCAGCATCAATCCAGCTGTGACCTTCATCTGGCAAAAATACCTGTTTTACAATCTCAGCTACTTTTTTGTTTCGATCCGGGATCTGCTGTAATGCTGGACCGGTATAAGACAGCCGACCAGTACCGGTCCCACCATCTTCGCCCTTGGTCTGGTTGATGTTAGGGTAAACCCGGCCATTCTGAGCCGATTCCAACACGTGGCCTACTAGGAATGTATCGCGGGTTTTGATCATACTACGCAATTCTAAGATGATACCTGCCGCCGGGTGGCTCATAGCCCTCATTGCATCAGCACCCAGACTAGCGTTACCAGATTTAGTTTCTTCCAATGGAGTTCCATCACAGGCCCACCACCGACCTTCCCGCCATTCTGGCTTGAACAACTTTTTCATATCACCGCTAGGCTGTGGGTTGCATTTAAAACCGGCCACTTCGTCTAACTGTTTTTGCATTGCGTTAATAACAGTGGTCAATTCACCCACGGCCTGTTCTGCCTTAGGAATATCAACACGAACACCGTGCATTTCGGTCTCGATCATAACTGGAGTCAGGCTATTTTCAAACGCTACAATTCTTTCCAGACCTTGGTATTTGATTTGCTCTTTCAGGTAGTAGTATAGCGATAAGGTGGATCGAGTATCACCTTTGGCATAAGGCGCAACTATATGTGCTGGTGCATCGGCGATTCGCTTCATTTGGACATTTTTAGTGGCGCGGCCACCAAACATATCTGCCAAATCCTGATAAAGCTGATCGCCCTTTTTCCAGTCATTGGTGTATTTCCGGGCTAAATTATCCAGCGAAAAGCTGTGTTCATGTTCATTTACCAAGCTGGCCATGATGCATGTGTCAACACATTTTTCTAATGGTAGATTAATACCAGTTGCCTTGGATATACGGTAATCAAATGAAAGGTTATGGCAAACAATTGTGCCAGTAAACATGCTCATCATCCGATTAAACCACTCAACAGCTTGTGGTACTTGGCGAATGTCCCAATAGTAGTCTTTACCATCGGGAGTGCTAATGCTAAAACCAAATACACGGTGACCGGCCATTGGATTCAGGCCGGTGGTTTCTGTATCGTAGGAGAATTCTGGGAACGCTAAAATATTAGGGAACATTTGTATTCCTTAGATGTGGTAAGGCGGAGTATCAAGATAAACTGATGGATTGCGACCACCAACCCATTTTAAGGCTGGATTCATGGTTTCAGGGTCCCACATACGCAATTCATATGCTCCAGAGAGATCCATCAGATTTTGTGGATTTTCAGCTTCCATGCGGTCGAATTCTATTTCACCTAGCACATGGTCACAAGCCAAATCAACAGTCCTTTCTTTTACTTTTTCAAGGCTACTGTCTAGGTGTAAAGCTAAAAACCCTATTTGGCGTTGGCCGTTGAGAACTACTGTTGCCCAACGTTTAAACTCAGGCATGTAGACTACGAAAAATCTCATGATAACTCCTTGTTGTCTCTATTCGCTATTAGGGTTCTATTATAACAGGCCCCGAAGAGCCTGTCAATATTTGAAAACAATTGACGCCCCGAAGGGCGTCGTTAGTACTGATTAATACTCAGCTTCTTCTGTGCTGGATGTGTCGGCCTTTTCATCATCGTAATTGGCCGATTGCTGGCGTTGTCCTCCCTGAATTGCTTCATAAAGCTTTTCAGCTTTCAGGTAGACTTCTTCAGATGGGTATCCATCACTGTTAATAGCAATGTTTTGGAATTCACCCTTAGCGCCTTCATCGTCGACTGATGTGACCATGTACGAGTTTGCGAATCGATCGCCGCCATTCAAACGAACCAAGCTGTTGAATTTGCGGCTAACTTTCATCTTAGACTTGGCCATAGAAAGGATAACTTCGTTGCCATCATCCAACAATACAAGATGCTCAGCAGTAGGTACCACTTCCAATTTGTCTTCGTCTTCCTGAGACTCGACGAAAGCTTCAGCCTCTTCAGGAGTATCAAATACACCACGTAAGCCACCGTTTGTGTCTTTTTGACGATCAACCCAAACAAGGAAACGTTTCACGAAGCTGACTGGGGTAATACGCAATCCGTCAGGATAAAGCTCTCCGGTCAGGGTATTGAACAGCATACCGGCCTCAGCGCCTTCGATATACTCATCTTTCTTTTTGTTGATCTGTGGGGAAAGAGCCTGCAACACATCAATTCGGGGCAACTGCAAATCGTCTTGCGACACATTTTCGTTACCACGGTTCATACCTTGCTTGATGTAAGCTGGCATTTGATCTTGAGTTTTGGCTACTTCTTTTTTCTTAGTCATTATGACTTCCTTTTACATTAAAGTTAGTTTTACACAGGTTAACGAGATGTGCGCTCGATCCTACGCCTTTACTACAGTTGCGCGTGAATAGGGTTCTACCTTAAGTAAATCTTTCGGGTAGGGTTTCTTTTCCTTCATCATTTCTTTTACGAAGGCTTTGAGTGTTGAAGAATTCACTGTACTGGCGATCATTGATTCATGGCCATTTTCCTCCAGCCATTCTTGCAATGCTTCTTTATTTGCGGCAGGGACACTGCAACGGATGTCAGACGCAACCTGAAGACGACCAACATCGTTGACTTTCATTGTGCCGATATCTTCTTCATCCATACGCTCTGGTACCACACTAATAGTGAGGTAGTCATAGGCTTTTTGCCATTCTGCTTTAACGGCGCTGAAATCGTCGACATTTTCTTTCAGTCGCTTGATTTCAGCAGCCAATTGAGAAATTGTCATCGACTCATAGGCGTCGGCGTCAACGTCAACAATCATCTGAGCTACTTTACCAGCATCAAATGCGATCATCATTGCGGCGGATAGCCATTTGCGGAATTCAATCTCATCAGATTGGGCGATGGCCTTTTGAATGTTGACCATGATCACACTCAGGTATTTGTCAACTTCAGGCTCTTCTAGCCATTCTTGGAAATCGTCTTGATTCATTTTAGTATCTCCGGATTTAATTTAAAAGGAATGTAGGAGGCGCGACGGCCATCCCATTTGAGGAAGTTATGATTGCCCGGACCGAGTGACATTGTTACTAGAGCCACTACCATCGGATTACCAGCTGGAATGATGTAGTCTTTACCGGGAATATATTCAGAACGAAATTTACGAATATCAGATACTACATCAATATTCTGCTGGGAACCGGGAATATTACGCAATTCACCTTCAGTGATAAAATGCACTTCACCGTACTCTTCTTCCGCTGAAGAATAGTCGTTTTTGCCCTCTTGGACAACCCAAACTCGGTTTATCATTTCGTTACCTGTGTCTCTATTCACTATGGGGAACATTATACCATGGCCTAAGGCCGGTGTCAATTATCTACCCTTGTAGGCTCTCGACCGTACGGTTTGTTCCCATTCTTCTTTGTCTTCGTCGTTTAGCACTGACGGTAGATACATCGAAAAATTCGAAAGGGGCATATCCAGTTTCGCCGCGATCTGGGTTGCCGACTCTCCTTTCCTTAACCATTCCATTATTTTACGCCGATTATCCAACATCCGGCGTTTTAGCGGATAAACTTGCGGCTCCGGTGGCTGATAATTTGGTAACAAATCACAAAGTTCTTGAGCTATTGTTTTCATAGGTCCACCCAATTGTTCCATTAATCATTCCTCCTTGATTAATGAATAGATCATATCGGCCACTGATTTTTTGCCAAGCAGCGCGTTTATGATTTTAGTATCAATGGTCTTGTCACAGGTTAGGTGGATATAAGAACACCCATCTTTCTGGCCGATCCGGTGAATTCGATCCTGAGATTGTGAATAATCCTCTAGACTGTAACCTTGTGAATAGTAGATCGATGTTGACGCCACGGTCAAAGTCAATCCATAGGCCGCTGCCCGTGTTGCCAAGAATACCTTTGTATCCGGGTTATTCTTGAAATCATGGACTGCGAAACGCTTCTCTATGTCGTCTTTTCCACCGTGGAATTCTACGACGCCAATGCCAGCTTTCTTGAGCGACTGCGAAACGAGTTCGATCTCGGGACGGAACTGACACCATATGACGACCTTACCGCTAACTTCGTCCATGATGTTCATTAGTTCTTCAATCTTAGGATTCTTGCCGGGAATCGGCTTGGGTACTACTTTTTCGCCGTCATCCCAAGGGTAAAACCCACCAGTGATCTGCTGTAATCGTAGCATCTGTTCGAGGACCGTGGTCACCTCGTATTCTTCACCATTGACACAGGAATAAAGTTCGTCTTTCATATCAGTATACAGCTTTTTCTGTGCCGGAGTCATGGTGATATAACGATTGGTGAATGTCTTTTCTGGCAGATCGACAGCGTCTTTTTTCTCTACTCGCATGGTGACTGGCTTGATCAGTTCCATCAGTTCATCTTCATTCTTATACCCAACGATCTTCTGTACGAATTTATCTGGGCCTACCTCGATAGACATTGTTACGCAATACTGTGCCCGGAAGGAATAGAACGAATCATAACCGATAATGTCAGGGTTCAGGAATTTATATTGCGTATATAGGTCCTCCACACCCTGTGTTACTGATGTGCCTGACAGAATCACTCGTTTATGGGCTAATTTGCCGAAGGCGACACAACGATCTGTCCGGGTTTTACTGGGAGTCTTAATACGGGAACTTTCATCGATAATGATGGCACAACGGCGGGTATTCAGGAACCGCGAAACGTACTCATGTGCTTTGCCTTGGGATAGACCTTCAATTCCTACCACCAACCACTGGAAATCTGACGGAGTTTCGATGAATTTATCCGCTGCTTTGTACTTGCCTGCTGTTAACACGTGGCGTTCAGTTGGGATGGGGCAGTGGGTATCCAATTCGTCTTCCCATACTAATTTAATTGAAGAAGGGCAGATCACAATCACAGCATCGATTTGGTCAGTCATTCGCCAAGCTGCCGCTAGATTAATGCTGGTAAACGTTTTTCCTAATCCTTGTTCATAAAAGATGGCACATTCATTTAGAGGGAAGAATTTTTCCAGCCCAGTTTTTTGGTGTGCCATCGGAGTGTTTTTGAAGTTGTACCATGATGGGAACGTTTGATGTACTTGGGGCTTTTCGCGAAATTCCAGTCGTTTCACATTGAAAATGGTAAGAGCTTCCTCGCTGTACATCTGGGGATTGTTGAGATGCTTGTCCATGTACTGGATATTACGACGAAGAGCGGGGACGGCCCAAGTGCGAGAAGCTTTACGGAAACGACGATCCGGTATTTTAACCATGATATCGTTCCATTCGAACCCGTTCTTGATCAAAAACTTGTTCGTTTTTGCGTCATAATCAATCTGTACGTTCATCTTCTTTCTTTATCCTTTGGACTTGAACTATGTTGCCCTCGTAATCTACTTCAATAGCAGCTATGCCGATATCTAGATATTCTAGCCTACTTATTACGCAATTGGACGAATGCATCTGAACAATAGGCTCATATGTTTCTTTAGCCCTTTCTAGAATTTCCAGAGTTCTTAGCGCCCTATTGACATCGCCTAAATATCTCAAGGCATGATTACGGGACTTGGTTTTAGTCGTGTTAATGGCTCTTTGCGTTACCTCGCCTTTGTCATTTATTTCTGAGGGCATTTTTCCATCTCCAGTCTAAAGCTGATACCCGAATGGCACTTAACGATGACACGGTATTTGCCTGCTGGCATGACTTCAGCTAGCTCACCATCAAAGGCTAATTCTGCTGCTTTACTCGGGGAACTGGCTTGGATGCGGCCCAATTTAAACAGCACATCAGAATCTTCGCCTTTCGCCACTACGTTATAAAAACGATGCTCTCTACTCACCACAATCGACCTCCTTGTTGTAAGCGGGCCAACTACCTTCGGCTACCATTGCACAATAGAACTCCTCGTGGCGTTCTTGATCACGGGCATCTAACTCACTAATCATGCTAACCAACAAAAGCAAACTAAGTATTAACACCAACACTTGTATTCGATTCATCTTTATTTGTCTCTTTTCGCTATTAGGGTGGGCCTTTCACCCACTCGGCACAATAGGTTTACGGTATATGTCTCCTTACCCGCGTCACGTTTTTTGGATTAATGACCTAGGTGTAACGGCAAACAGGTCACTCATTAATTTCAGTTTTCAATCACTGCGGCAATGAGAGGCCAGTGATACAGGTTTTCGGGCGGGGTTCACACCCGCTACACCAGTTAATCTTTACGTCCGCTGGCTAGGACGTTCCGGAACTGCCTGTGAGGGTTGCGTTCAGTTCCAAAACTTTGGAATTTGGAAGCGGAGACTGGATTCGAACCAGCGACCTATGGCTTATGAGACCATCGAGCTACCATCTGCTCTACTCCGCTAAAAACCCGGTGGTCTCACGGTCACCGGGGCGGGTTATTTTATTTGGAGAGGTCACCAACCCTGCTGAACTTCAGACCTCTTGAAGACAAATTATAACAGACCCCGAAGGGCCTGTCAATTATTCGCCTTCGGACTCACTCTCGGCTTCGAAAGCCTTCAGAGTTTCGTTCACCAGAGCGGTTTCGGCTTTGTATTGTGCGAAAATTGCTTGGCGAGCAGCTTTAGCAGCGGCACCGGGGGTCTGACGCCAGCCTTCATCTTTGCAAGCGTCGTTGTAGTACTCGCCTTGGCCCAGAGTTTTCTGCTCGACTTCATAGGTGTCTTCACCATCAACTTCGGCTTCAACAACACGGAACAGTTCACGAGACGCGCCGCCTTTGGCTTTCGGAGCTTTACGCTGGAAAGTACCATCTTCGTTCTTGATGATCTTGCCTTGAGCGGCAAAGTGATCGGTCAGGTAATCCAAGTAGGAGGGGATGAACTCGTAATCTTCCAGAGCATCGACCAGATCGCCACGGGTCATTGGCTCGGTGGATACGGCGTTCAGGAAATCATTCTTTTTCAGTTGCTTCATAGCAGTTGCTTGGTTTGTCTCAGACATTGTCTTTCTCCACAGTTAATTGAACGTGATTCATTCACGACAGGGCAAATTATAGCATCCCCTTCAGGGGCTGTCAATTATTTGCGACTCTGAGTAGATTCTCCATCCTGAAAAGTAGTACCTGTTTTTCCAACATCTGGTTTTCTATGGAAGTTCGTAATCCGATTCCCAATTCGTCTAATTCGCTCTCCGTCCAATCTGGGGATGCTAATAATTTCGCGTATTTCTTCTTGAATCGGCTATATAGCCATCGTGCTCGTTCCGGAACTGTTATGATCGGAACATCGCCTAGTGTACAATTACAAGATCGGCAAGCGGTAACGATGTCTTTCATTTCGAAATGTCTACTAGTGTTAGCTATGCTCACCGGGATCAAGTGATCTCTAGTTAGGTCTTGGGACCATCCACAATAGCAACAGGTTTCGTGTTTAGTGTTTTGCATGGTGACTTTCTTTCCGTCTTTCCCTTGGACTCTGGGATTCTACCATATTGAACCCCCTCCTACAAGACGGACGCCAAGGAAACCCCAAAGGAAGGCGACGGGGACCCGGTCAGAACCCGGACTGATAATCTCCGGAATGGCCGGGAACTTGGTTGGAGGCGTGGAACTGTTTCACGGGATATATAAAAAAATGGCCCCACTAGGAGGCCATAGAAACAAGACGATCAAGTCCAGAGAGAGCTGTATCTTCCACAATACGGGAGAGATTATAACACAGCTCTCAGAAATCCGTCAATACTTACGCCCAGCTAAGTTCGTACGTATCCGGTAGGAATCCCTCCGCGACGGTGATAGGGTCATCAGCCAATTCAGTTACTACGGCCAATTCTGATTTAGTCACGACAGGGCAGCATTCTTCATTCATTTCATTGAAGATTTCTTCAATTCTCTCTTCGTGAATGTTCATGCGGCAACTCCAAATCCATCGAAGACCAGATGGATGGTATCTTGACCAATGAACACGACGTGAAAACGGCCTTCTGGATTCACTGCCACGATCCAGCGATTGCTATTCTCTTTCATGAACTCAGCGCCTAATTTCTTCTCAGCCGCTTTAATAGCATTCTCTTGGGTTTTGTATGTCTTTTGAACTTCACTTAAAATTCTCATGGTGTTTTCTCTCTTCGCTATTGGGTGAGGGGATGGCCCCCACCTTGAACCTTTATTATACCATACTAAACATTATATGTCAATACTCCGGTTCTATTTCTTCGGTAACACCTGACCAATGATTCGGTACTTCATCCCCAGCCTTCCAGTTTTTCTCTATATCTAAATCCATATTGATCCAGCAATTGGTACGGGCCTTCTGGCCCCGTGCATCGTACCTAGTGGCATTACGCTTGAATTCGAAATTCTTATTGTTGGATAGCTCCTTTCGAACGCTGGTCATGATGAACGACTCTTTTGCATCGCGTAGCCCCGGCAAATTTTTAGCGTACTCTAATATTTCTGCCCAAGTAACACGTGTCTTATCTTCCAGCCATTCGGTAATATCCTGAATGCCAATCTCTTCAAATCGGTGGTGGTTATTGATTCTATTTTGCATTTCCCGCAATGGGGGTGGCACGGCTACCAGCATCTTGTTAGCTGGGTAGTCTAATTCACCGGGACCGAAACTGTTGATGATCTCGCCCCACACTTGATCACGAATTTCATCCATTACCCCGGCATCTTGATCACCTACTCTAATGGATACGTCCCCGTGATCAATTGATAAAAACCGTCTAGCCCCAGTAGAATCGCGGTACACATCACGGTTATTAGAAGTACCGGCAAGAGCACAAGACCGAGGATAATCAATGCTGTCATGGCCATATGGTAGGCGCATATTATCCACCTGAGAAGAAATGAATTGTTTGAATTTATCATCTGATGATTTCCCGCCTCTCTTAATCGGGTTGAGTTCTGGCATTTCCACGATTATTTTTGCGTGAAGCTTCATTAATTCATCGCGGTTGTTCTGGCCACCGCCTACGATGCTGTCCTGTATTGAATCTGTGAACCACTTAGGATCAGGGCACAGCTCCCGGAAGAATAATGACTTACCAATACCTTGGCCACCGAATATATTGAGTACGATTTCCATCTTACAGCCGGGAATACAGGCACGAGCCGCTACGCCCTGCATCCAGAACCATAAGAAGGATTCATAAATCTTGGCGGTTTCTGGACTGTAATTGGGGTGGAGCGAATTATTGCCTAAATCTAGTACTTCATAACATAGGCGCTGGAATGCTGGGCCGGGACCTTTGCGATTGGAGCCGTGATAATTTTCTTCTACTTCTGCTGTCGGCCTTGGGCATCTTAACATGTAATCACGAGCAAGGTTGGTATGTGGGTTTTCGTAGGCGATATACTCCACCCGATCTCTAACATCGGTCTTGGGGAAGTCTAACTTGAATTTTTTCGCAATCCAAGTCTGAATGCCGATAGACCAATCTACACGTGATGCCAGAGTCTTGCTGTTGATAGTAAAGCTCTGTGTGAAATCGTCATATTCAATCTTACCATACTTATGTTCAAATAGTGGTGAACGCAATATAATCTCAAGATTCTCCACACACTTAATTGGTCTATCCTTTGAATCCCTGATAAGGTTAAGGCCTGAAATTTGCTTTTTGGTCTTGGTCTCTTCCTCAGCATTCTTGAAAGCATCTGATTCTAGGACTGATTCAATCTTACGGCGGACCATATCTTCATCAGGTGGGTCCATTCGCTCTAGGATCTTGGGCATCAGGCCCCAGAGTTGGTCCTCTGTATATCCAATACCGGCGAATCTCATCAGATCCATGTAAATGTTACGGTCGCGCCCATCACCATGTTTGCCCGGTGCTGATTCGATATAAGAATCTTGTAATTGGATGCCACCACTAGGTGAGTCTGGCTGTCGATCGTTTAGTACATCTACTAACCATTGAGGCATATCCTTGATCTGAATTATCTGATCATCCCATCGATAAGAGCCATCTTTCTTTGGTTTGCGTGATGGTTCGACAAATGTGATGCCGCCATTTTCTTTTGGATCTTTTTTGAGGCCACCACGAGTGTCAATGCCGGGAATACTGAATTCAGAATTACTGATGATTTCTGGATGGTAACGGAAGATTAAATGGCGTCCGCCTGATGGAGTGGTAGCCATCAACGTTTGAAGATCTTCGCCTTCACTGTCGTTGTATGAACCATAGGCCATTTGAAGATCGGCTAAGTTTTTGATACCATCAATATCGCCCTTACGATCAAGGTCCAAGGCGCAATAACCAGCTGATCCACCATGAGCCATGGCAATTGAAGCACCAATATAACGACCTGTTACTGGATGCCACCACTCATCAATTTTCTTTAAATCTTTAGTTGCGTGGCGTTGTGATAAGCCCTTGGGATAGCCAGAGTATTTACCTTCACTATCACCGGGACGGAAGGGCACGATATGAATGCCATTTTGTGCATACCATCGGGCAGCTTGATGAATTTTGATGTCATAATCGTCAATTTGATCAATGATGTTACGAAGGGCGACGACATCAAGAAAGACAGGTGCGTCTCTCCGTATAGATTTCTCGGACATAATGACTATACTCTATTTGTATTGTGGAGGACCATTATAACAGGATGATTGGAGTCTGTCAAGTGTGATAGGCAGTGTGACGGTTCGAGACGGAACTATTACGCAACAAAGCGCCCGAAGGACGGGGCCTCTGGGGAAATATGTGGTAGGTGTATTATTTTTATTTTATAAATTTTTTGGAAAAAAAAGGGAGTTTCCCCAGAAACTCTCGAAAAAACCGGGAAAGGTTAGAGCAAGTTATATCTCACATTGCACAGGGACACACACCCCCTCCAGAGGCCCCGTCCGACGCGAATTTTTGGGGTGTGTATATTCGGAGACAATGAGCAAATATGTGGGTTTCACGAGAAAGTTTCACGAATATACGCACACCGAAGGGTATGTTGTCAAGTATTCAGGAAGCCCTGTTGGACTCCCTCAATTGCACTTTCTGAGGCCCTATTAAGTATTCCTAATTCGGTTTCCAAGACACATTCTTTGTTGTCCCGGATTAAGGTGCGAATATTTGCTCATCAATACCTCAACAGACTCTTCGAGGATCTTAGAAGCTATTTCGTAAACCTCACCAAGCTCCTTGCCACGTAGTGACAGAGCAGTCTTATCGCCATTATCGAGTGATTTGCGACCACTATAGGCACGACATTCTTTATAATGGTGACGACTTTTACGCCCTTTAGCAGCTGTAGTCAGTGCTTCGTTAATTGGTTCTTCTAAAAGTTCGATTTTAGTCTTGCCAACCTTGATTATTTCGCCGTCACCGCACTCCACAGTTGCGTAACGGCTATTAATATTTGTCAGTTTACCGATGCGAAAGCTAACTTCGCCTTCAGTATCAGTTACAGGGCAGGAAACTTTAGCACCAACTTTAATTTCAGTAGTCATCTTTTTAATCTCTCTTCGCTATTGGTGGTCGGAACTGTTTGCCCCAACCTCTAAACTCTATTATAACACAGCAGAACGCAACTGTCAATAGTTTAATGTTTCTGACTTTTAGTTACAACCACTGCGCCAAACTATTAATACGAAATACTTGACAAAACCTACCACTTTGTGGTAAAATCACTAGTACAATTTTAAAATAAAGCCGACTATGGAAAACTGGTACGCTGTCAAAACAAAAACTGGTTTCGGTGAACAGGACAAAGCAGAAAACAATCTACTAAGCCAGATGATTGACACATTCAATCCAAAGGTGGTGATAGAAAAGCTAAAAAAAGGCAAGGTGATAACCGAGCTTGAACCAGTTTTTAGAAACTACGTTTTTGTGAAGTTTGACCCAGCCATAACAAGCGCTGCTAAGATTAACAACAGTTTTGGTGTCAGCAAGTTAGTTACATTTGGTAACAAGCTAATAAAGGTCGACGAAAGACTGATCGACCAACTAAAAGAAAGACACCAAACCAGAGAGCCTATCAACTCAATACGACCAAACAAAGGCGATACAGTAACCATAAACAAAGGTCCTTTTGCTGGAGTTGAAGCGATCTACCAAGAGCCAGATGGGGAGACCCGTTCAATGCTTTTAATGGGATTGCTAGGCGGACAACAGAAGATAATAGCAAATAACGCTGATTTTCTGTAAGTCAAAACAAATTGATTAATTGGAGCCACTGTAGGAACCTGCAGGGGCGGTAGCGTGAAAGAATGAATGACAGTGCCAACGTCTGGTCTACATTGACTGACCAACAGCAAGATTTGGTGATGGAGTACATACGCCATGGTAACAAAATGCGAGCTTACCGCACTGCGTATCCAGTACCGGGCCAAAATGAAAAGACTCAACAGTCTTCTTGCTACAAGGTGTTCAATAATCCAAAAGTTAAAGCCGTCATTGAACATATTCAAGCAAAAGCTATTGAACGTGCTAACCTTCGTATTGAAGAAGCTATCGAAGATTTCGTCGAATCTCAAGTCGAGCAAGCACTTAAATTCGAGCAAGCTACGATTGATGCTGAATGGGTATTGCGTCGAGCTTCGCTACTGGCTGATTTTAATATTCGTAAGTTTATTAGAGTTGATAGTCATGGTAATGCTGTTTATGACTTTAGCGATGCTGATGATGACGATTGGTATTGCATCCAAGAATACACGGTCGAAGAAATAAATCGTGGTAAAGGTGAAGATACCTATCTAGTTGATAAACTGAAGATCAAAACGTATGACAAACTCCGGGCATTGGAGTTGGTTGGCAAGCATGTTGAAGTACAAGCATTCCGTGATCAGATCGGCGTTGGCGATCCTGATGGCAATCCAATTCAAACAATTGAGCGCGTGATCGTTGACAGTACTACAGCGAAAAGTAGCTAAGGTTTTTGCCCCGCTATTAGAACCCTCCCGATACAAGGCCGCTTATGGTGGTCGGGGATCAGGCAAATCTCACTTTTTCGGTGAGCAACTGATCGATGATAGCCTTTATGAACCCGGTGCCAACGGTGGCCAAGGGCTGCTATCGGTTTGTATCCGTGAGGTGCAAAAATCACTGAAGGATTCCGCTAAACGTCTATTGGAAGCTAAACTAAATGAGTTTGGCCTAGGCGAAAAGGACGGGTTCAAGGTTTTCACTGATCGAATAGCAACACCCGGCGATGGCGTCATCATCTTTCAGGGCATGCAAGATCACACAGCAGAATCCATTAAGTCCCTTGAGGGTTTCAAACGAGCTTGGGGCGAAGAGGCGCAGACTCTATCTAGTAACAGTTTAAGATTATTGCGTCCTACTATCCGAGCACCTGAATCCGAAATCTGGATGAGTTGGAATCCACGACTAAAGATTGATCCAGTTGATAAGCTGTTTAGAGGTAACACGCCTCCTACCGGTTCTATTATAACCCGTGCCAACTGGAATGATAATCCTTGGTTTCCTGATGTATTGGAACAAGAACGCAAAGACTGCCTACGAAACAACCCAGATGAATATGACCATATTTGGGATGGTGGCTACGTTCAAATTGTTGATGGTGCGTATTATGCTAAACACCTACAGCAAGCTAAGAACGAAGGGCGATTAACCCGCCTGTTTGAAGATCCGATGTTCACTGTCCGCCTTTTTGTTGATATTGGCGGCACTGGCGCAAAAGCGGATTCATTTACCATCTGGGCAGCCCAATTCATAGGCCGTGAAATTCGCGTTTTAAATTACTATGAAGCCCAAGGTCAAGATCTGGCTACTCATTTAGCTTGGATGAGAGGCGAAGGTTATACACCAGACCGCACTAAGATTTGGTTGCCACATGATGGATCAACTAATGACAAGGTGTTTGATGTTTCTTATGAATCGTCTTTGACCGCTGCTGGTTATGAAGTTGAGGTGGTACCGAATCAAGGCAAGGGCGCAGCCAAGTTGCGCATTGAGGAAGGTCGTCGTTTATTCCCTCGGATCTGGATTGATCAAGAGAAATGTGAAGGCGGTATCGATGCCCTAAGTTGGTACCACGAAAAGAAAGATGAACATAGAGACATTGGCCTCGGCCCTTGTCATGACTGGTCAAGTCATGGTGCTGATTCATTTGGCTTAATGTGCGTAGTATACGAAGAACCACAACCAAACAAGACTAAGAAAATAGACTTCTCAGGCTGGGGATAAAATGCCAGATTTTAACAAACATAGTGACGTTTTGATGCTTATCAAAGACGCCCAATCAGTAGACACTGATGAGCGAGAGCAGGCCCGTGAAGCCCGTCATTTTCTTGATAAGCGTGATGGTCAGTGGGAACCGGAAATTTGGAACCGTTATGGTACTCATAAACGCCCTCGTTATACTCTGGATAAATGTAATCCTATTGTTAACCAAATTGTAGGTGAATTAAAGAAAGCGGATTTTGCTATTAAAATCAGTCCGGCCAACAGCTATGCTGATGATGATTCATCTGATCTGATTGCTGGTATGATTCGCAACATTGAGAATTTATCCAAGGCTTCCCATATCTATAGTTTCGCTGCTAAAAACATGGTGGGTACGGGTATTGATGGATGGATGGTCAAACAGGATTGGGCTGATGATGAGTCATTTGACCAAGATTTATTTATCAAGCCTATTTACGATTTTGTGAATTCAGTATGGTTTGATCCAGATGCAAAAGAACGCGATCGTTCTGATGCTAAATGGGCTGTACGTTTGGTGCCTATCGATCGCAAGAAATA